GGGTATGAATCTATCACGGTTACTTCACGTTGGAATCTGATCTCGCTATCATGCGCCCAGCCAATGAAGTGCCCAACTCCGGTATCCTTAGCGTAAGTAATGTCACCAGCAACCTCGCCCTGAAAATCATCAGGAAGCCAATAGCGGGCCAAGTCACCATCAACGGTCTTGACATCGGTGATAGAAAAGCTGTCGCCAGCGGCAGGAGTGAGACTGGACGGATTATCTTCATAATCCAGCCATGCAGCCACAGTCACCGTGCCGGTCGCCGTTGCGTAGTCCGTTATCAGGGCATAGATTTCCTGGGTCTGGTCATAAACATAATAGCCGTTGACATCATCGTCTTCATCATACGTACTGGAAAGCGTAGCATCCACCAACGTCGTGGCATCGCCACTATCCACTGTACCAGCCGTTTCCACCGCGCCAAATGTCACTTCGGCTATTTGATTCCTCCATCGCCAGCCAGATCGAGGGGCGGAGGCTATGAACAGCTTGATTCCGTCATTGACCACATCAAGACACCGCTCGAAGTCGTGATCGTCAACCGGAATCACGGCCTTGCCCTGGCCGTCACTGCCGTAGTAAGCAATTCCAGCGGCTTTGGCTACCCGAAGAATCAGGTCACGGATTGAGTAGACACTCGTTGGTTCAGCCATTACTCAGCCTCTCATTCTTCTTTCTGCAACTTTTTGATGTTGATTATCTTGAACACATAATCATGCCGATTGTGCGTTGAATTTTGGACGGCCTTGTTGATCTGTTTCAATTGAATCTGCGCCCTGAAATCAAACACGGCATCACAGTCGTCATCACTCAAAGAAGGCTCATCAACTTCCGGTCGATTGTCGCTGCGGACAATCATGGATTCGATGTACATCTCTTGAGCCATTACTCGGCCTCTTTCTTTTTTGTTTCAGACGCATCAGCTTGCTCGGCCTTCTTAGCTAAAAAGGTCAAACTCTGGCCGAGTGCTGCATGTTCCTGCGCAGTCAGCGGGCCGTTCGGCATGTCAATTCGTCCAGTACTCAACACCAAATTTATGTTGGCTACAGCTTCTTTAACTGTCATCACTTTTCCTCCAAACGTGGGATTGATAAAAAAACTCCAGCCCGCCCCACGTTAGAGGCGGGCCGAAGTAAAAACGCAAATCACGGGCTAACTTGCAGCATAATCCAAGGCGGTCCACCAGCACCATTTGAATCTCGCTGAACAATAAATCCAGCAATCTGATAACCATCCTCAACTGTGATGTGTGCTACACCGTTTATAGAACCATCACCAACAAATGCTACCTGTCGATCATGCCCAGAATCACCAGGAGTGGTTCCGCCACCAGGAGTCACCCAATGTATTCCCCAAGTCTGAACCCAGAAATAAACATTGGCAGCAGTAACATTAACTGCGGGAATACCGGCAAAACTTACGTACTCACCAGCAGTTCCGCCAAGATGTGCATAAGGGCTGTCCATCATTTCGGTGTAAGTGCCAGCAGCTACAGCCAGATCAAGCGCAGCATCCAGATAAAGTGTAATAGTGTCGCCATTACCACCAGCCGTATTACCAATAATGCCGCGCTGCTGAAGCGTTGCCCCGGCAAATCCGGTAGTAAATATTCCACCCCGCAAACAATCTTTTGTAAGAGCGCTACCATAAGCAGTTTCCAAACCGGCATCACCAGTTATTTGAATACTCTTATCGCCTACAGCCGCAGCCGCAGCAGTACTGCCGTCAAAAAGCAGCGTTCCACTAAACGGGGCACCCATACCGCCAAGAATGGCACCACCCGATTTTGCATACCTAAATACGCGACCATCGGGCAGCATAACCCTGTCACCAACGTTCCAGTTGGGATTTTTTACAGTTGAACTCTCATAAATGAAATCATAATCAGGCGCATCCATCGAAGTAATCTGGCTCTCTTGCCCGATATAGTTCACTTGAGCCTTACCTTTAGCCATTATTCTCCCTCCTTCAGTAAGTTAATACTGATTTCATATTTCATACTAAAATTTTGAAATTTGACATTTACCGATTTGACCGACTAGTGAGCCTTGTGCAGAACAAAACCAAGAGCGCGAACATTCGTACAAAGGTTCTGATGCGCACCATCCAGGAACACCGTGAAGGTGGTGTGCTGGCCGCGATCATTCATCGGCTCGGTCTCTCTCATCCAGTAACCATCGTGGACAACGGGCTGGAAGTACTTGAAGTCAACACAGAAAATCGGGGCAACAGCAGTGCCCGAATAAGGATCGCTATAGTCCTCAAGATTCGGAATCGGCACAACAGGCAGACGATTGACATAAACCAAAGCGCCGTCATTGACGACCATCTTGCCCATGACCTCTTTGCCGCTGTGATTGTCATCCTTAGCGTCGGCCAAATCCATAAGCTCGGCAGCGATATCAAAATCAGTATAGACGCGCTTCTGGGCCGTTCTCTTGTTCGACGGGTCTTTGATGAACAGCGGGGCTTTGAACTTGGTGTTCATAAAGGCAAGCCGGAACTTCTTGAGCATGGCGTTATCAACGGCGGTGTAAAGCGCAACCCAGTTTCGCCACTTACTCTCGACATCAGCGTCAATGTTGGCACAAGTCGTGCCGGTCGTACCATCCTGATAGCTAATCGTCTTACCGACAAAACCATCAGTAGTCGTGCCGGAATCCATAAGCCGCAGATAATACGGCACACCATAAGGATACAACGTGCTGGTGGCGCTCGTCGGCGTCTTCCAAGCCCGCTCCTCGATCAATTGAGCCAGCGACCACTTACCCTCGATTCTTTTGCTTTTAATAAGATCAAAAATCTTCTTGGCGTTGTTTCTGTTGCGCCGAATGATAAACTCATCCCACGAATAATCGGTACCAAGCTGAGTCCAATTGATCTCAATCTTGTGCATCACATTGCCGATCTTGGGATTGTCGGTCGCATACGGCTCGCGGTAATGAGCATTGCCAAGATTATCAAGCATAATCTCTCGCTCGATCTTGTCGCCGCCGTCGATCTTGATCGACTCATTATTGTAAATACGACAGAACTCATAATCCTGGTTATCCCAGGCGACCTCAAAATGCTGGCGGTCCATATCGTTGATGGTGCCCATGATAAAATCAGCAAGGTCGGTTTGTTTGATAGCCATTTACTCTCCCTCCTTCAAATATGGCTGTAGAACACTACAGCCCCTTTTCCCGAAGCGCGGCCAATCGTGCTTCCGTATTAGCCAGAGCTTCGGTTTCTGATTTTTTACCTCCTGTTTTAGGAGTCACGTCTTTCCTCTTAGTAGGCCGCAAAGTGGCGCTCTTGGCCTTTTTTGTCACCTGCTTTATAATGTCCTTGCGAACGATCTTCTCCAACATCGGAGCGGTGATTTCCAAATGCGCCTTCTCCACAGCCTCACGAACAGTCATCCCTGTTTGCAACAATTCAGCACCGGCCAGAATCTCGTCCGCCCGGTTTACAACAGCTTGCCGGTTGGCATACTCGCCCGGCGTTAGATCGCCCCAATCCAGCTTCTTAGATGTGCCATAAAACTCATTGAACGCCTTGAGATCATCAGCACTAAAGAAGCCATTCAACTGCTCAAGCGTTGATAGCCTCTCCTGCATCTCATCCCGCGACGTTTGCTGGGGCTGCTGCGACAAAGCCTGATCCGGCCCCTGAGTCTGCTTTTGCATCGCTTCAAACATTGAAGCCATTGCAGCCGCAGGGTCTTCCTCATAGGACTTCTTCCACGCATCAAGATCAAACGATTTGGGCGCTTCCGGCTCTTGTTTGGTTGGAGCTTCCTGCATTTCCTTAGCCTTGCGACCAAGCTGAGCAAACTGCTGAGACAGGCTGTTGACATCGTTGTAGGTTTTTTCAAGAATCTTCAACGTGCCTTCAGGATCGGCCTCATACAATTTACTGATCTGCTCCGGCTCCCAACCTTGATGAATTGCCGCCCGATAGTAATTATCGGGGATAGCGGGTTTTTCAGGCTCAGATTCGGATTTGGAATCGGGAACATCATCTGCCGGTTCATCATCAGCTTCCGGGGTAGTGTCATCATCACCTGCCGGTTCCGGTTCAGGCTCATCTTCTTCCGGGTCCGGGGTAGGCTCCTCTGACTCTGCCGGTTCTACTGAATCTGATTCCGGGGTAGAATCGTCGCCTTCATCTTCATACATACTGTCCAGTTTTTCCGCCATCTTTTCCAACAGTTCAGGACTTGCTTCTTCTGTGTGTTCGTTTGACATTTCCTCTCCTCGAAAATAGGGTAAGGGGGTGAGCTACACGTCACCCCGTTGCTATCTGGGGGGTTTCTTTAACGAGTTGTCCGGTGCGTGACATTTCATCAACACACCACTCGTAATATTTGTAACTTTGTTCAAACCATTCGGGGGTAAGGTCTGCATCAACCATGTAAAGATTAACCAGTTCTTCAACAACCTCCTGCCCATATTCTTTCTGCATGAAACGATAATACGCGGGCCACACTTCTTTAATTACCCGATTGCAACGATAGCACTGGATGTGAACACACCGGGGATCAAATAAAACAGCCCGCGTTCGACCGGGAATAAAATGGCCTGCTTGAAGCTTCTTAAAATGATACTTCCGCTGACACGTTCTACATAATCCCCAGTCAGTTGTGCCGGTGGTTTTAATGCAGTCTCGCAAACGAATGTACCGGGAAAACAATTTCCACAGCCAATTCTGCCAATCGGTGATCGTCCACTCCGCTTTGGACGATCTTCGTTTTTTCCGTCCCATTGTTTTGTTCTATTTCATCGTGGCAATAGTTTGCCTACCCAGCCTGTGCACCTTCTTGGTGTGCTTCACAAAGCCAGTCTTTTTCAAATAGTTGTCATGCTGCTTGAAATCTTTGAACACCGGCCTACCGTCGGGCCGAACTTCTACATCGGGAAAATGTTCACGGTGTTCGGGAATCTGATCCGGGTTCATCGCCAGCGCGTCACTGACTACCGGCTTGCTGTATTCGTCACCGCCAACACTGAAGTTGTAAACCCGATACATCTTGCCCCCACAAACTTCACAATCCAATAACTCACCGGATCGTGACATCGGCCAGATTACAGAATCGGCACGCTTACACTTGTCACAGGCGAAATGATATTCGGGCATTATTTCTTCCCTCTCAATTTGGCAATGTCACTGGCGCTCAAACCCGCAGCTTTTAGCCCGCCCTCGACCCGTTTGGTTCGATTAGTTTTCTTGCCGGTCTTGAGTTTCTTGTGGCCCGGCAAATAAGTTCGTTCACCGTAAAATAGTTCTTTAAGCCGACGCTTGGTTTTCTTTATCAAACTTTTTTCGCTCAACTTGCCAGGTTTCGTCTCTTTGCCAGCAGTTTTAACACTGGAACGCTTCACTGCCTTTTTGTGTCTGGTCCGCAAAGATTCGCCCTTTTTGGACTTATCCATTTCTTTACCATATTGACTGACTCGAACGCCCATCATATTCCTCCTCCCACACCAAACGCAGCCTGCCCCATTGCGGCTGTCTGCTGCGCGTTCTGATTAAATTCAGTTTCCGGCCCCGGAATCGAGTGGGCCATCGGGAACCCACCGTTTTGAGCAATCGCCCTTGGGTTTATGATCTGCCCCTTACCCGAATCTTTCGGCCCCTGTTGCTGAAACATCTCCATCCGCCTGGCAAATGTCGGGTCTTCAAAGACTTCGACCATGATGTCCTCAATCCCAAGCTCCTCCGCAGCCTGCGTCAGCGCTCGCGTGACATTAAACGGCACGCCAATCTGCATCGCGATTTGAGCAGACGACATCACACTCGGAATCACATTCGTATAAAATTCCATGATGGCCTTGCTGCGCAGATGCGGTTCCATAATCTGCATCGACCGCTTCTTGATCTTGAATGTAAACTCAGCCCAATCACCCTGCCGCTGTTCGGGAGTCAGCCAAATCTGAACTTCCCGACCGCCCGTCATCCGCTTCGATAGCGGGATGTTAATGAGCGGGTCGTGCATCATAAACCAAGCTTCCTTCTTGGAAATATTGGAGTTCACATCGGCGATGATATCGCGCATATCTTCTGTCACCACCGAAGCATTAGCCTGAAGCATCTGAACTTCCGTAGCCCGATTGGTCGTCGCCGAAGAACTAACACCCGACATCTGATCGGGATTGCCAGCTACATAGTTGAACCAGCTTCGCAACTGGGAAATCATCTTCTCGTTATCGGTACTTTGTCCGCCAAACGACACGGTGTTGAAAGCACTCGGATCATCGGTGGCAATACAGTCGCCATCCACGCCTGTCCTAATGGCCTCAGCATCATCAGCGTATTGGGGCTTGTAAAGCAACAAATCCTTCTGCCTGTCCCCCTGCTCCATGAACTTGCGAAACATCCGATTCGCCATTTCGTTAAGGTCGCGCCAAACACCCACCGGGGCAACCGGCAGCGGATTGTTCGGAACCGGAGGAGTTAATGAACCAATGGTGTACGGGCCTTCAGTCGGACCGTAGTAATCAGTGATCTTCAGGAATTTATCCTTGATCGTCTGGGCCGGGTGTGGCACATAGCAGATTGCCTCAGCTTCGGGAATCCACAGTTCGACTATTTTCACGTAATCCTGCAATTTAGCCATAGCCGAAGCCGGACTGCTGGTCTTTGACAGTTCTTCAACCTTGCCGCTTTCATCCAGTATCGGATCGGCAGTCGGCAGAGACATTATCAATTCTTCATTAAAATCCTGTTCCAGGAGCTTGTATCGAGGGATGCGAACAACATGACCCATCATCGCAGCTTCTTCCAGACTCCGACACATTGGGTCCAACACGAAATCATCGAAGTCCACCAGATCGGTATAAATCTGACCGGGATCGACGTTGATGTTGTCGCCGACTGGAAGCAGTTCACCCGAAGCCCAGATCGAGGTCTTGTAAATCGACATACCAAAGCACATATCAACCAGACCGGCTCGGAGAATCTTCTTGAGCTTCCGCTGACGCTGGGACACGTCCAGGCCCAGGCCCAGCATCTCTGCAAAATCCTTATGGGCCAAAATTTCAGTAGTAAGCTTATTAACGCCGTGTTTCATTACCAAATTAGGAACCAATGCCCGGATCGCCAAAAAAACCAAATTGATTGGATACTGGCCGGTCATGCCCTTGGGTTTGGCAAAATAATTACCGACATAATCTTTGATAAACATAGCGCGAGCATTGCGATAATGCTTCAAACGATCTATGCCCTCTTTCGCCACTTCCGAAATCTTACGAGCCGTAAACTCTACTTGCGGCATGTCACTCTCCCTCCGCTATGATAAAAAATCATACGGTCTTTCAAAGCTATTATTTTGCTTATTTTTCTTCTTCCACTGATCGTAACGCCATTGCCATGACCGATATGGCGCTTTCGGCCCCGCCATCTTCGGCTTGGCGACTTCCTTATCATCAACCGTCAAGGCGCAAGCCATCACCCTGTCACCATGCAGCAATCGTTCAGCTTGTTTGGAATCCTGAACCTCTGCCGGACCAACCCCGCCATCGGGGTAGTGAATATAATACTTGGCCTGCTCCAAGCCCTGCTTATCGTGATAAATAAGTCTGCCCTGCATCAGGCCGCGCTCGAACGCCCGGAGCAAAAGAACTTTTCGCTCTCGACTCTGATGCCAGCCATACTTGTCCGACTTTTTCTCCCCGACAGTCCCAGTCGTTTCCGAGCAATAGTAATACGGATACTTCCACTCTTTGACCAACAACCGCCCGACATTCCAGCCGGGTCCGTTGTTTTCCCACTTTAAAAAAGGCAATCGTTGTGGACGACTGCCGCCGCACCAGAGACTAAGTGCCACAACGATTCTGGCAAATTCATGCTCAGGAGTATTTCGGTCCCCCCATTGTGCAACAATCTCACCTGTCTGCTTGCACTTGACGGATATAACTGACTCGGAAGCCCCCTGCCCTTTACTGATGTCAATCCCAAAGATATAAGTTTTGCTCTGATCTGGTCGTCCGTCAATAAGTTCGACCCAGACATCTAACTTCCCCTTGCTGCTTTTTGCAGCCGTTACGACCTTAGTGTTGCGTTGTCGAATAATTTCCACCAACTGATCGTCGGCAACATTCTTTTTGAAGACCACATTCCAGCGCGACTTCGGCTCTCTGGCAAATAAGGCAATATGCTTATCAATTTCCGACAGAGAGAAAAAGGTGTCACCTGCTTGAAGGTCAACACCGTATTCTTCCTGCGCCAGTTCCTTTGGGGACGACCGCAGCTTCTTCTGTTCCAGATACGGTGAGGAAATTTCAAATCGGCCAGTAATATCATCCTTGAGAACAAATCGACCCCGGCCATGTTCGGGGTGGTTCCAAAATTTAAGACCGCTGAAAATCTTGATCTGCCCGCCATTTTTCCATTTGGAATATGCCGTATGCGCTCCAATCGTTGTGCTGTTAATAATCCGGCACGGCGAAACGGCAGTGGTTGACATACGAATCTGCTCGCCGTTGTCAACCTGTGAAAACTCATCCATCAGAATAATTGCACAACGGTCCGCACGCATGGCATGAGCGGTCGTCGCTTCGCCGATTATGTTGTTGCCGTTGAGTTCATTATATAATCGCAAGCTCGTTCGATTGTCTTTACCGCGAACCAAAACACCCGGAGGCCGCATCCATACCGGAAGCCAGCTATTGATATAGTCATGCTTGGCAAACAGTGACTTCGGAGACGGGCTATCGACCAAAGCCTCTACACGGGACATTTCACGAATTTCGGTAGACAAGCCGGGATTAGCTCGAAACAACCAAAGCCAGTGATTGAACGTTAAGCACAGCCACGACGCCCCCATTTTTCTCGATTTGTCGAACAAGCCGTCTTCACCATTGTTAAATCGTTCCTCGATCCAATTAAATGCACCATCGGGAGCATCCTGAATTTCCCACGTATTAAACGGCCAATGCGTCTGCTTGGCGGGCAACTCTTTGCCGGTTTCGGGATCAATCCGGTCTTCATGTCGGGTCCAAACAAACAGGTTGACCCAGACCAGCAAACTTTCTTTACAAGCCGCAAGCAGATCATTTTGCATGATCGTGTCATTTTCAGCGCGTTTGAGCATCTTCTCGCGCCACGCCAAATGATCCTCATGCCGCTTGGGAACCTTTATCCCCGTCTTCGGACACACCCAAATTTTTCTGTTGCTCGGAAAAGGCGTGGAAAGTTTTGGGAGTTCTTTTTTGTCATAACCGTCAGAGATCACTCGTTTTCTCCGACGATTTCACTTGCTATTGCATTAACCCGATTTTTGTTGATCTCGCTAATCCGTTCTGGCACCCCATCTTTTTTCTTTTCTTCGTTATCGTTACCTGCGCTTGGCTTGCCCTCAGTCCGTTCTAAAACAAGCTTACGGTAGTCCAATTTCAGCTTCGCATCGGAACAGACCATAGCCTGATGCCACATATCGCGAGCCAGAGCTTCAGCTTTGGAAATCACTCGATGCTCGACCTTATCGGGACCGACTGCAATATCGACGACTTCAGTACGCTCATCTGCAATCGCTCGCAGATAACTGGAAAGCAGCCGACCGGCTCGACGCTTCTGGCCGAGTTCGAGCATGGGTTTGTTTTCTTTGGACTTGCGCTTAGTCATTACTTATTCTCTACCTTCTGGATAATCTTCAGACTCTATAATCGTCCCGGAATAATAAGGATCGTATGCTGGAATCACAGCTTCCTCTCGCCGGTATTTATCCTGCACGAACATCATCTCAATTTCTTCCAAATCGGGGATGAACAGATCACAAGGCATGACAGAAATAAGCACAGGAGAGAACCCGCCAACGAGTATTCCTCTGACCGTGCCGTCCATAGTAAACACAGGACAACCAGAATTGCCCGGATGCCCAGCGGAATCGACAGTGAAAGCAACTTCCCAACCATAGTGTTCCCCCAACGGACTCCAATCTCGACCAACGCCTGATATGACCCCGGTCGTGAACGAATTGAAATTGATCTTGCCGTATGGCGAGCCAATCACATATACCGACTGACCCAGCACACAATTTTCGATAGAACCTATTTTGAGCGGGTGAAGTTTGACTCCAGCAAGATCATCCACCCAGATAAACGCCACATCATGTTCCTTATCAGAAATGGCCCGCGTAGCAACAATCTGGTGACCGTCGTGTGTGGTGATCTCAAAATACTCAACCCCCTCCACACAATGTCGGGCAGTCGCTATCAGCCGGGAACCAATCACAAAGCCCGATCCCTGCCATTGCGGGCAACGGATATGCACCACACCTTTAAGTGACTCCTGAACACGCTCTGGAAAATTAGGTTCCTGGACGACCGGAGCGGGCTTTTCAGACACTTTTCCAGGTGCCAGCCACGTGACAATTGCGCCTATCGCAAATACTGTCACTATTATCGTGGCGAACCCGCCAACAATTTTCGCATAATCGCTTAATTCTTCTCTCCAATTCATTCTTCTCTCCCCCAATTTAATTAAATGTTGAGCTTCCTCATGTGGGCCACTCCCGCAGTATCCGACTCAAAATAAAGCGTGGTGTATCCCGGTGGGACATGTAGAGTGATCGTAGTACCCTCAACAGCAATCCATTCTCGGTTCGCTGCTGTACTTGTGACCCCGGTCAAACTGAACAGCCACGTCCCGTCATCTATCGGAACGGTAATCGCATAAGTTCCATTGGCAACTGTCTGGGTGTAGTCATTTCCGGCCACCGCAGCAGCAAGCTCAATCCCGCTCGCCAACACCGGATCACAATTGATGGCCCCTGGCGCGGCCCGATTGCCATAATTATCTGATAAAGCTGTTTCTCGCATATTCCTCTCCTCTAATCTGATTCTGAACGCCCTACGTCCATTTATTCATATCTGTTGGTGTGATAACTCCCGGAATCAGACGATTTTGGCAGGGTCCGACAGATCATCAACTGTCGTCTGCACACTATCAAGAGTCGTCCCGATAGAATCCAGGTCATAATCGCCCACGTTAATTGTGAACTCTTGCGGGTCCGATTTGGTAGCGCTGTCTACCATCACCGTCCAAACGCCTTTTGCATCGGGCGTAAATGAACCATAATAGACGCCAGTAGTGCTGATTTCGGTAAGTGTGACATCAGGAAAATTAACTGCATCTTCGGCCCGTGACTCATCATAAATTTTGGCAGTGACATCAGTTAAACCAGTCGTGTGCTTTTTTGCGTGATATGTTACATCAACCGCTTTTCCAACTTCTGCTATAACTTGCATTATTCCTCTCCTCTAATCGTTAAAATCGCTGTTAATCCTACAACCTAAACCCCAACCTCCACAAAAATCGGGCCACATCTCTCGCCGTCCGCTCCACACTCTCCTCCGACTTCAAGAAATGACAAGCGTGAATTGATTCATGAATTGCGGTCTCAAGTCCCCTCCTGGTATTCAGATCAGCACAAATAGTCAACGAGGGCCTCCCCCCCTTGGGATTATCACACTGCCCGTCAACCGGCCCGCTAATATCAACATCAAACCGGACCCCATTAAATGTGTGGGTCTTCACAGACTTCTTCACGGAACCACAAACCTCCATTTTTGATCCAAAAACACAGAAAAAACACAGAAAAAACACAGAATTGAAAAAACAGACTCCTCTCAATTTAAGCGCCGAAATAGACAATTTTTACCCCAAAAACGCAGGTCCGAAAAAAATTTTTATATTTTTATTGGACTATTTTTAGAAAAAGTGGTAGGTCTGTAGGGGTTATATGAATTATAGGGGTAAACATGGAATTTTGGTGTG